AAAAAGGCATCTATATCGACCTTCATGGCTTGGCCTCCTCAAAATCACTTCCCATTGACGTTCGATATAGATGCCTTTTTGATCGAAAGTATCCATGAGTGATGCTGGAGCACTCCAGCTATCAATGCCCCGACGCATAGTCTCAATCCAATTCTCCTGTGGCGCTCCGCATCGCTGGCAAATCGTTCTCTTGCGTTCGAAGTGCATCACCACACCCTGATAGCGCTCATCCCATGTGGCCTTTCGAAGACCGCTTTCATATTGCGTGGCAAACTGGTCATGGCCGCGACGTTCACACTTTAGCGCCGGGCTGAGCAGTTCACGAAACCATCGCATCTGGTCCTCCCTTTCTACTCCGCTGCCGCGCGCTGAGGCGTCTTGAAAGCTGCGACGCAATACGCGTTGCAGAATCCTCTGATCGCTTTCCCGTCAGGGCCAACTTTATCGACCTCATGATAGAGCGGCGCGATGATCACCCACTTGCGCGGCGGGACGTCGCTATGGAATTCGTGAACCATGTCAGGCGCCTTCTTACCGCATGCTGCGCAGACCATTCGTCTGTCACCTTATTCTCCAGCCATAAAGGCGGCCACCACGATCAAGAATGGAGAGAGCAATACCACGGCGATCAACAAGAAGCCGCCATAACGGGCGTGACGGGCCAGCTCGACGCGGCCGGAAACATCATAATTGTAATTCCCCCACAGATTCAGCCACAACCCAGCGCCCAAAACGCCGAACCAGCTAGTCACCGCTATCAGTGTGGCGGCCAGCGTTGTCTGATCTATATCCGCATATGACACGGCGCGCTCCTTCTATTCTCTAGGCGGCTGGTTTGAGGCGTCACGCTCGGCTGCCGCGAGTAGGCGCGCGAGGATAATCCTCATTGGGTCTTTGTCTCCGGCTCGCACTCCATGAAAGACGGATCGGCGTCGAAATGGATGCACTCGCATTCCTCGCAGCCCGGGCTCTTATCCCCTTGATGCTCTTCGATGGAGTGGCCGCACATGCACGGGGGGTTGATCATTCTTCCGCTCCAGCGTCCGGGGTGGCGTTCTGCTCGACCAGGTCGGCGCCACCGGGCAATTGCTCAAGCAGGGGATCCAGATTCGGCAGCGCGACGCAACGACAGATGATGGGCTCGCCCGGGTGCTCCTCCGGGCCGTCGATGTTTGACCTCGGCTGCCAATCGTCCGGGCCGGAATCCGGCTCCCGATAGACGGATGGATCATCCCATCGGCAGATCATCCCCTCCATTTCCCAATGGGACGGGCTGGCGTCCGGGTACACACCGTCGGGGTTTCCCCGCACCCGCTCGTCCTGCGAATTCGACCAGATGTATTCCTCGATCCCGAGGTTCGTCTGCCGCTCCTCGGTCAATTGCCCGTTGAGCTTGCTCGTCTGGTCCCGGCCGATCAGGCGGGCGCGGTTTTCCGAAACGTCGAACTGCTTGCCGATCGCGTCCGCCAGATCCTCCCACCGATCGCCCGATCGAAACTCCCGCATCACCAACGGCTCGAGGTCCGCCAGGAGCTTGTCCGGGATCGATCGAATGAGAGACACGTTCTCATGCGTCCAGGCCGCCATGAGGGTCCCGAGCTTCGGCTCGGCCCCGATGACGTCGACCCCGAGGGCGACATTCACCGCCTTGCGAAATTGGACCTTGTTGTAGTTGCTGACGTCGAAACCCGCCTGGGCCACCCGCTCTTCCGCCCCCCGTTTGGAGAGATCGAAGCTGATCCGCATGGTCCGCATGATGCGATCGACGTCCGCCACCCAATCGTCCGCGCGCACCGAATCCCGCTTCGGGTTCGCTTCCGCCCAGAGGGTCGGGAGCTGGCTGACGAGCAGCCGATCGGCCGCGCCCCGCAGTTGCTTGACGAAGGCCACAAGGGACGCGACGTAGGCCTGCTCGAGCGCATGAGGATAGGGGATCTTGGGCGGCTTGATTTTGCGCCGCCGCTTGCGCGCGTGGTGCCCGGCCAGACCGCCGATGAAGCGCGAGCGCGCGAGCGCCTGAGCGAACGATTTAGCCGGGAGGGTCACTCGCTCAGCTTGACCGTCAGGGTGGCGGACGTTTGCGTGTACGAGCTCACGCCGTCGTCGCAAAGATGGCCGTGCCCGTAGATGTCGACCTTGGCGTCCTCGCCCTTCTGGGCGACGAGATTTTCCAGACCCGTCAGGATGTAGTCCTTGATCGGCTGCGGGGCGTGTGCCGCCGCGATCATATCCCGCGCTTCCGCGATGGTCGCGCCCTTCAGTGTGTTGAGAGACCAGCTCATGTCTTACTCCCTGTTGGGTTGACTTCGGGTCCGACCGGCGTAGCGGTTCGCTTGCCCGTCGTCAACTCCGTCCCGAGCTCGGTTCCCTTTTTGACCGTCTGGCCCTTCGTGACCTGACCGAGTGCTGCGGCTTCCGCCGCCTTCTGCGCCTCCTGTTCGGCCTTCCATTCTTCCGCCGATGGGATGACGTGAAGGTGATCTTGGATCACGGTGTCGACGCTGTAGGTGGCGCCGCCGAAGCGGGATTGCGCGACCTCTTCCGGGATCAAGGTCCCGTTGGCGATGTACTTGTCGTCGGCCTGTGCCATGAGCCAGCGGGTTTCCGCCACCTGCTTTTCATCCGGCTGCCACAACGGTTTGAACTTGGGCCGGACCTCATCAAGTTTCCCGGTGAATTTCGTCTCTTTGGCGTTCGCCACCAGATCGACCAGGCGCCGCGTATGCGGGAGGATCTTGTCCTCTTGTTCACCCTTGATCATGTCGTAGAAGTTGATGACGTCGGACTCTCCGGTCGCGTTCTCCCCCGCGGGCGATCGACCGAAGAGCTTGGTCTCCGGGATGCCGGTCACGGTCGAGATGTAGCGGCCGAAGCGGTCGAGCAAATCCCCCAGGCCGGCGACGCTCGAAGCCTGCTTGGAGTATTGCTCGTCCTTGTCCAGGATGATGACATTCAGGATCGAGCGCGAGAGAGACAAGAGATCGAGCCGGCGCTTGACCGTCGCCGTCCCGTCATCGTCCGACAGAAGCTCCTGCAGGTTCGTGACCGAAATCACCGATTGGATGAAATCCTTGACGATGTTGGCCGCGCCCGCGTGCCCGATCTGCAAGTCCTGGATGCCCCGATAGCAGGCCTGGAGGACCGAATCCGCGTGCCCCCGCTGTTGCATCCGAAGCCGCTGCGGCAGGCGCGCGCCGTCGAAATAGAGGACCCGGCTCGAATGGACGTAGAAGGGTGGGCCCATCAAGGGGGTGACGTTGTAGATCTTCGGGCTGCCGAAGTGCTCGACCGCCGGGTCGTCAAACAGGATCTCCCAATAGACCTGCTGGATGTCGTAGACCTGGAGGTCCCGGACGGCGCGGACGTTCCCCATGTTGACTTCATCCGATAGCTCCCCCCCATCGTCCACCAGCATGACGATGATCGAGCCGCCATAGAGGCGGGCCCAGCACCAAGCCTCGTTGATCTTCTGCTTGCACCGGATGTCCGCGAGCTTGTCGAGCAGAATCCCCTCCGGATCCCCCTCGATCTCGATCCATTGCCGCGTCCCCTCGTCCGGCACAATGTCAACGATCCGGCGCGCCAGGCCGTCGGACCGATAGATGTTGGAGAGTTGATCCTCCGACAGGCGGTTGTCGGGCTGAAAGCTGACGTTTTCCCGCGGGTCCCGTTTGGTCCCATAGCTCGCCATCAAAGACGTCCAGGTGTCGGTCCGATAGATGGCGCGCCCACTCGCATCGCGCGGCGGCGGCTGTCTCCCGATAGGAGAGCGCCGCTTGATGGGCGTGACCTTGGACGGCATTTGATCCCTCCTATGCAGCCAGAGCCGAAGGGAAAGCCTTATGCTCTCGCCCGTCAAGCTCGCAGCCATTCTGTTTCGGGCGCATCCCGCCCCATTGCTTCATGTGAAATGCGAGGCCGGCGCGCCCGCACTGATCCCGCAGGCTCCGCACCCATGCGACGTCGATCGCCCGATGATACGGACCGCTCTCGCCGCCCGTGATGATCCAATCCGGCCGCGCGCCCCCGATATCGATCGGACCCAGAAGCGGTTCAGCCGAAATCCCTCGCCACGCCGCCGGCAGGGCCTCGAGCTTCGGCCAG